TAGTATTTATATATTTTTTGTCAATGTATAATACTTATTTTACTTTTGTTTTCAGAAAAAGAAAAGGCTACCTTTTTGTAAGAGAAGCAGCCTTTTCTGTTTTATCTTAGACTGTCTGCCTTTCAATCAGACAAAGAATTACGCCTGTCCAGAGATAAATCGGAAACTTAGTTCTAATGAGAAGTAAGGCTTTAATAATTCTCATCGTATAGGCGGAAGTAGAAGGATTTTCCAAAGTTTCCGCATCCAGAATATCCTCTGAAAACAGACCGCGGATTCTAGCCGTGAACTTGAGAATGTCCTTTACTTCTTTCTTTGTATATCCCGTTACTTCAGCTATAAAATCGACTGTACGACTATCGCCGTAATACTTCGCGGCCTTGTCTTCGAAGTCGATAATGCTCATCGCCAACTCCGCACAAATATTCTCTATAACAACTATTTCATTCTCATGCTTCCAAATGTCGTTACCATAACAAACGTTTTGAAGGCGATTGCCCGACTCTTTAATTGTCTTTCTTCTCATTGTTCTGTCCCCTCTTTTCTTGTGTGCGTCACTGATTGACAAGACTATAATATCAAATGCTTTGTCTATTGTCAATAGGTAAAAAAGAAAAAGGCGAACTTTTTTCTTATAGAAGCCCGCCTTTTTGTCCCTTAGGCTATATCAGTTAACGCAAAGAACAGTTCCCAAAAGACGTATCTAAGGCCATTGTCGGAAACAGGGTATTTCCCCTTAGACAGAACATAGAGCATTTCACTAGGCGTGTTCAAAAGAAGAATCGTAAGAGCACCTTTTAGTTCGGAGTTGTTCATTCGGAGATAATGGGTGACAAAACTCTTTAATCTTTCCTGTTCATCCTCATTGGGATACTCCGCGAAGTATTCATCCCATGAAAGTCCCTCTAACTCTTCTTTTGTCTCTTTGCTCATTTCAATCCGTTTGCTTTCCAGATTGTAGCGGACTCTAGTTAAGCGGAAATCTGCCAACGTGTCACTAACCTGTCTCTGAACGTCCTGTAAGCTGATAATGGAATTAGTCATAGTAAATGCCTTCCTTCCTTGAGCGCCCTACGCTCTTTATTATTGACAAGACTACTATATCAAACAAGTTCTGGATTGTCTATGGTGTTTATTCACAAAGAAGAAAGAGTTTTACTGTGCAAGAGTCACAATGTATTTTTATTCATTGTGTAATAGTAATAATGAAAAAGTAATATATCTATTATCTATTGGACAGGTTGCACAAAAATGTTTTTATTTACTTTTCTATTTACTTTACTTACTTAAGTCATGCGCGGCTTTACCTTGGAAAGAAGCTTAGTTACTTTATAGTATATTTTACTTACAAAAGTCATACTTGGGAGCGCGGCTTATGTTTTACAATAGTTTACAAAAGGTTTATCTTAATTACTTTTATTTAGTTCTTAAAGTTAAAATGACGGTTACTTTATTTACTAAACTCCCTCGTGGAGTGATTGAATTATTTTACTTTAGTTACAAAAGTCGTACTTGAAATCGCAAGAAAGTTTGATCTTAGCTTATGCTTTTGTGTACTTTACTTACTAAAGTCCTACTTGGGAACAATAGATAGGATAGACTTTATTTTACTTAAGATTTACTTTACTTACTAAAGTCTTACAAGGGGGCGCGGAAGTTGCATTGTGATTTTTCTTTGGAAAAAAGTACGCATAGTAAGGGGGTGATATTTTCGGGATTTTTGCGGGGATTTTTGAAAATGAAAGGTTGCCTGCAAATTCCCCGCACCTAAAGTGATTTTTAATCAAAAGACGGTAATTTAAAAATGTCAACTTTCCGCGCCCAAAGGAAAAATGTTTTAAAGTACGGAAAGAAAGGGTAATATTTCGGGATTTTTAAAAAAGGAAGGCTGCCTATCAAATCTTCCCGCACCCAAAGTGGCTGCCGCAGGCCAGGACATAATCGTACAACTCTTCCGTCAAAATAGTATTCCCATCGCCAGCCGCATCAATTAAAATTTCTGAAACTTCTTCTTTATATTTAAGCAGATTTGTAATGTTCAAAGGCAGGTTCTCTTCAAGAGAACAAATTAGCGATTTTACAACGCTTCTAACAATCCCCACAGTATCTTTGTTAGCAAGCTTAATCAACTCAATATCCCACTGGGTAAAAGGTCTAAAGGCGGCGACTAGCGCCGCAGGCTCAAATTCACTATAATCGCTGCCTACCGCCTCCCAAAAGTCGTTGATAGTGACCCAACTGCCCTTTGACTCATACTGGCGCCAAAGGTTCACCCTAAACGATTCCAAGTCCTGCTCTCTAAGCACGCTTAGTACATCAAAAGGTAAATAGCTGTCGTCGGTTAATGCAACTTCCCTTACCCTACTCTTCAATTTATAAAAATTATCCATTTTCACATCTCCTCCTCGCTGCCGCAGGCAAACTCCTCCATTGCTTTCCTATTGTAAAAAATCTCAAAAGCGTCCATGCTATATCTCATCTCAAATGCCGACATTCTCCAAAGCATTGCCGCATCAAGTTCCTCAAAATCATCAAACTTAACATAGCGGCGCGCGTACCTCTCAAGGAACTCCTCAAGGGCGCGTGAGCCCTTCCATATGCTCACAATCTCATGCTCAACGTCGCTCTCAGCCACATCTCCAAGCAGTTGCACGGACAGCATCTCCCACCCCTCTCTAAGCGGATGGAGTGGCATGTCATTGTCAGTTGCCCAGTCTCTTTCCTCTAGTCAGCGCGTGATATTCATATAAGCCCCCTTTTTTCGCGACTTAAGCTCCCCAAATTGCGGCCAGTATGCCAATAATTGCGGCGATGGGTGTAATCATCATCGTTACAACGAAGGCCGCCACACCAATCTTACTACTTTTATCCCTTTTGACTTCCAAAAATAATGACAGCGCGCCAATAGCCAAACACAATACAAAAATAGTAGCACTTATTCTAGCAACCAATCTTTTCTCCTTTCCCCGAACTGATGTTCGGATAGACGGCCCGCAAAAAATTGGTTAGGTTAGGTACTAAGCAAGGCCGCCCTTTCTTTTCTTCTTTTGTTTTTCTAAAAATATTATAACACAAATTTTTTTAAAAGGCAAATTTTTCTTCCAGACCCTCTTTGGCTTTTGTTTTGCGGCCTGTGTCCTTATTATACAAAAAATTTTTCAAAAAATCAAGCGGCTTGACTTCCAAAAAATTTTTTGGTATAATGTTTGTAGGTTAGGAAAACAAAAGGAGACATCAATGTGAAACTAGACAATTCAATCAAGAGCGCCGAAGCCCGCATAAAATATATCGAACAACAAATTGCGGCCGCGCCTAAAAAAATATCAACTGGAGAATTGACAGTCATTTCAGATTACCTTGTTATGCCTCTTGAGAAAGACGAAAAAAAGAAAAAGGAAATTATTACTTTCAATCGAACAATCACTTTCAACAAGAGAGAAGTGTCTTTTGAGAGCATGACAACTGAATTCCTAGATGATGAAGATATGGTCTATCAAATGTCAGTTACGCCAGATAAAAACCGATTATTAGACCCTAAATATCAAAAGATAACAGAAAAAGATATACAAACAATACCTGGCTTGGCGGAGTTGCGGCAATCTATTCAGTCTATTGAGAAGCAATTCCAGAACAGTTGCGGCAAGCGGCGTTACCTATTAAAGAAACAGTTAATAGAAATGTATAAAGACCAATATGTTTTAAAAAACATCTTTAGACCAACAATGCCGCCGCCCGTTGAATCAAAGACATTATCTCAAATATCATTAGATAGCAAAGTATATTATAAAGATAATATTATCTATGCTTCTGGATTTTCTCTATTGATTCCAAAGGTTGTTGAACTTCTATTGGAAGGTTATGTAAAAATCAAAGAAGATACATATGAAAAATTCAATAGTGATGCAAAATATCTAATAATAGATTTAGAAAATCTTATTGACACTTTTCTAAAACCTAACTATCCAGAGTTCTTTGATGTATTAACCTATAAAATAGATGGCGATACCAATGCGGCGATAGCTAATAAAATATTTAAAAAATATAATATAAAACATGGCGCGAGTTATTATTCTACTCTTTGGCGCAAGAAGATTCCTCATCTATTGGCGGAAGAAGCACAGAAAAGATGGCTTGTTTGGCACTTTACTTTTGAGCAGAAAGGTAAATGGCGGAAGTGCTCTAAATGCGGAGAAATTAAATTAGAACATCCGTTCTTCTTTAGTAAAAATACAAAAAAGAATGGCGACATTACTTATTATAGTATCTGCAAAGAGTGTAGAAAGAAGAAGCGCGCGGAAGGGGGTAAAATAGTTTATGCCAGAACTCAATCTTGACGCTATTGAACCAACAGAGAGCGAGTTAGTTGAGACTAACTCCCCTCAAAAAATAATTTACAAGGGTCAGATGCCCAATGAGAAGAATGCTTGCTTTTGTGAGAAGGAAGGCCGCTGGCTTAAAACAGATAACTTCTACACTTATCGAGATGGCTCGCATCCAAAAATGTGCAAAAGCTGTTTAACAATGCATATCGACAACTTTAATGAAGAGACCTTCCTTTGGCTATTCCAAGAAAACGAATTTGATATACCTTATGTTCCCTCTTGGTGGGTTCATCTTAGAAACAAGGAATTAGCAAAGGCGCCGCGCGGCTTGAAGGGAACATCTGTTTTTGGTAAATACCTATCAAAAACAAAAATGACCCAATATAAAGACTTACGCTACGAAGATTCAGAAGAAGCGCAACAAATGGCGGGCGAAGTTCTTTATAATGGAAGTGCCGCAGAAGAGGAACGCCGCAGAGCAACAAATCTTGAAGTCCAATTAAAGAAAGATTTTGAGGAAGGTAAGATAAGCCGCGCGGAGTATGAAACAAAGATGCCCGCAATCCGCTCTAATCAAGAGCTATTGTATGCGCAGCAGTTTGAGGGGCGAATGATGGCGGGCGCAGAGTTCCAACAGGTTCAGCCAGACTACTTCCCGCAAGATGAATTACCAAGCCCTGGCGCCGACCTTACTCACGATGACAAGGTTTATCTTGCTATGAAATGGGGGCGGCTGTACTCTCCAGACGAATGGGTACAGCTTGAGCGCGATTATCAAGGAATGGTAGAAAACCTTGGCGCAAAAGACACAGATACAAAGAATACTATTATCTTAATCTGCAAAGCCAATCTAAAAATGAATAAAGCAATGGATATGGGCGATACAGAGGATGCGCTCAAACAGTCCAGAATGTACGATATGCTGCGCAAGTCACTTAAGCAGGTTGCCGCACAACATAAAGAAGGTGCGGGATTCCTTAACTCTGTTGGTGAGATGGTAGCCTATTGTGAAAAGAGTGGCGGCGCAATCCCGTGTCACCAGATTTCTGCGCCTATTGATATTGTAGATAAAGTAATTAAGGACTTAAAAGAATATAACAAGTCTTTAATTTATGCTGATGCTTCTCTTGGCGGCCAGATAGAGGATTATTTAAAAGCCAAAGCCATTCTCGACCAAAAGAAGAGAGATAGACAAGGTGGGCAAAAAAATGAAACAGAAGATTCCGATTTTTCTGAATTCCAAGAGAGGATGATAAATTTTAAAGAAGAAGAGGAGGAATCAACAGAAGAAGATGAGTCTTAAATCTTTACTTAATCTTTCTATTGAGAGAGAACAGGGCGAGTTGCAATCTCAAGAGGAATTAACAGAAGAAAGATTGAGTAGACAAATGGATAGTCTAAGAAGCCTAATAGCTTTTTATCGTGAGTATCCGGACCTCTTGGTAGATGAACTAACAGGTTGGGCAAAAACTCACGATAATAGCGGCTTCCACTTTTATTTTTATCAGAGAGTGTTTTTGCGGGCGGTCATGCGGCACAGATTTATTTATGCGACCTTCCCGCGTGCGTTCTCAAAATCTTTTCTTTCAATGATGGCCTTGATGTTGAGGTGTATTTTATATCCTAATACTCATGCGGCTATCACTACGGGGGGTAAATAAAATTGCCGTACATTGAAGAAATTTAATGTATAATCATTGCGGTATTAAGCGAGAAGGCTGTGATGCTGACTCGAACCGAAGGCTATTTAATAGCCAGGGGCAACGCGTAGAAGGTGAAAAGATATAATCCTTCCAAGAGACCGCAACACAACATCTTATAGAGATGTTTGAGACTATTGTTCCCGATAGTCAATACCTAACGTTAAACGAGGGTGAAAAAGTACGCTGGGCTTATGTGAAAAAGAAGCATAAGAACTAAGAGATAAAAAACTCTTAGGATAACAAAACGAAAGAGCAAGCAGCTTCAATTACAGTTTCTAAGATTGAGGAGATATGTTCTCTAATCCCTGCGCTAGAAAGTGAAATCAACTGGGAGCGCGGCCAATCTAAGAAAACAAAAGATACTGTAAAATATATTTTTAAGAACGGCTCTACAATAGATATACTTGCCGCAAAAGAGAGTTCGCGCGGACAGCGTAGAACTTGCCTATTGATGGAGGAGTGCGTTCTTATTGATGGAGACATACTTAACTCCGTCATCATACCAACGACTAACGTTAACAGACTTCTTCCAGACAACACTCGCCAAAATGAAGAAGTCGTAAACAAGTCGCAAATATATATCACAACAGCAGGTTGGAAGAATAGCTTTGCTTATTCTAAACTTGTTGAACTATTGGTGCAAAGTATCATTGACCCCGAAGAGTGTATGATAATGGGCGGAACCTATGAAACGCCTGTTACAGAAGGGCTTCTGGATGAGGACTTTGTTGACCAATTAAAACTTCAAGGAACTTACAACAGCGAAACATTTGATAGAGAGTATAAAAATATTTCTGTACTCTTTAAATTGCTGAGAATTGCGGGGAACTCCTTAGAGTCTTTTGGCTACAGCGTGAGTATGAAACAAGACTGGGCGCGAACGCTTAAAAAACAAAAGAATTGGACAATCCGCAGCCGAGCCTCGAACAGAGGAAGGTTCAACGACTAAGTGCTTTTATCTCTATTGTTAGAATAAAAGACAGTTCAGCACTTCATAAAAAAGAAAGGAGTCGTCATTATTAATTATGATGAGTCAAATAGTAATTGATAATATCGGTACTCAATTTTATATAACCGAAGATGGGCGGTGCTACAACTCGGCAACTCATAGATTCCTCAATGGAACAGTCCATATGAGGGGCTTCCGCGAGTACGTTTTGCCGCTTAGAAATGCAGAAGGAAAAATTTACAAACACAAAAAGACTTATGCGCATAATCTTGTTGCGGAAGCTTTTTTGCCGAAGCCAAAGACAGACAAGAAGCTTTATGTTATTCACAAAGACGGAAACAAGCTTAATAATCATATGGATAATCTTTGTTGGGTGTCGCGGCAAACTTCTACGGCAGTAGGTGGAACAGTAACACAAGAGCAAAAAGAAAAATTTGCGGAGGCCACTGTTTTTCAAGCTGTCTATTGTTTCAACAGGAACAGAGAGATTGTGGCTAAGTACAAAAATCTTCTTGCGGCCAGCCTTGCGACAGGAGTTTCCGAAAAGGATATTATGACCGCCGCATCACAGAAGGAACTTAGCAGAATTAATGACTTCTATTTTTCTTTTGCTCCTACTCTTGAGAACGTTCGGTTTTATGAAAAACAACAAAAGCAAAAAGCAGTATATCAGTATTCCTTAACAGGTAAATATATTAATAAATATGAATCTGTGGGGCTTGCGGCGCGCAGCATTGGGAAGGGGTCTTATGCAAGTTTAATTTCACAGTGCGCGCGAGGTAAGTGTGCTTCTGCTTTTGGTTTTGTTTGGAAATATGAAGAAGATATAGTCTCATCTTTGAACGAAAGTCAAAGTTAAGAAAAATTGAGAAGTATTTGGAGCGGAGACGCGAAAAACGCATTTTATTCATCGGAAAGTTTTGACAGCCAGAGAATTTTGGCTCTTGCCGAAGAAACCTATGACGCCAAAAAAGCCAAGACTTGCTATTATGTTTTGGGCGTTGACGTAGGCCGAATTGGATGTACAACAGAGGTGTGCGTTTTCAAGGTGTCGCCGCAACCCATGGGGACTTCTATTAAGTCTCTTGTGAATATTTACACTTATGAAGCAAAAGACTTTGAAGAACAATCTATTGCTTTAAAGAAATTATACTATAAATATAAAGCTAGAAGTATTGCTATTGATGCTAATGGACTTGGCGTAGGCTTAGTAGACTTCTTGACTAAAAGTCAAGTTGACCCAGAGACGGGCGATGTTTTGCCGCCTTTTGGAGTCGAAGGTGGAACAACAGAGAATGTAACTGATTTGTATAAAGATATTAAAGGCGCAGGCGTTGAAGCAAACGCGCTCTTCCTTATTAAAGCAAATGCAAATCTTAACTCCGAGGCCTATTCTTATGCGCATACGCAGCTTAGCTCTAGTAAGATTAAATTCTTAATAGACGAGGCGCAAGCTAAGACTAAGTTAATGACTACTAAGGCGGGCCAGGCTATGACCTCGGAACAGCGCAACGAGTATTTGCGGCCTTACGTTTTAACTTCTTCTCTCAAAGGCCAGATGCTTAACTTAGCAGAAGAAAATCAAGGCGTGAATATTGTTCTAAAGCAAGTTAGTCACGGTATCCCCAAGGATAAATTCTCTGCTTTTATTTATGGATTATATTATATAAAACAAGAGGAAGATAGACAAAAGAAGAAAAGGCGCAGAAGTATGTCTGACTTTATGTTCTTCTCTTGATAAAAAAAGAAAAAATGGGCGCGGGCATTTTTTTGAAAACCCTCGCCTATTTTTTT